TTTTTTCTTCAATAACTTTTTCTTCTTCTTCAGTTATCTCCGAGAGAACGCTGTCTTCCCCATCCTCGGAAACTTGTTCTTTACTTTTTTGTTCAGGTTCGCTTTCGGGGTTTTGTTCTCCCACTGTTTCTTTTGGCTCTTCTGCCACTGGTTGTTGTTCTTCTTCAACGACATTTTTCTCTTCTTTTTCTTCTTTAGGTTTAGATAAATCTACTTTTATAATATCATCAATAACCTTTCTTTTCATTGATGGTTTTCTTTTAACCTTAACTTTTTCTTCAGTCGGTTTTTCTTCAGTGGTAGTAGTAGATTCTTTTTGATCCACCACCACCTCTTCTATTGTGTTCTCTTCCATAATATAATATAATATAAATTAAAAAAAAATTGTTTTATTATCCTTCTAGAGTTTCTACTCTTTCTTTTAAAGCTTCAATTTCTGCAACTAACTCTTTAATAGCGGAAACATACATTGCATCTTTACCTTGAAGTTTAGTGGTGTAAGTTTTTTCAGTATCACTTGTATAGTTATATTCAACATCATCTGAATCTTTTGAGTTTATTTCTGCAACCCAGTAAGTATCTACTGCGTTTATTTCTTGTGCTATAAAACCTCTTCTAGTACCTGTTTGACTTGGTCTCTTTGTAGTGTTTTTCCATTCAAAAGTTCTAGGTCTTAATTGTTTTAATAAAGCTAATCCACCAGTATAATCTGCAATATTTTCCTTTAATCTTTCATCAGAAAGAGCGCCAATACCATCTGTATCTGTTCCTGTTAAAGTTCCAGCATTATCTATTTTTAATCTTATCGCAGGAGTTGTTGTGTTGTTACCATTCGCAGCTGTATAAAATCCAAGTTCAGCACCATGATTTTGTTGTCCGGATGCTGAATTTTCTTGCGCAGCAGCAATAATTAATGCTCCGGAAGCAGAAGTTAAGTCATGATTAAACCTAATTTCACCAAGAGCATTTCCAGCAACAAGACTTCCTAAACCTTTAGATGAAGCTAGTTCTAAAATTGATTGACTACCACCACCGTCTAATTTTGCATAACCATTAGCATCAACAGCAAAGACATCACCACCATTATTATTTGCTTGATCCATAACAGTAAACTTACCTCCAGAACCACTACTGATACCAGCGGAAACAAATCCGGGTCTTGAAGCGTGAGAATGACCATAACAAGCTAAAGATCCTCCATATCCATTAGAACCTCCACCTCCTTGCATAACATATACACCAGTATAAGTATTATCTGCATCAACTATATTATAAACATTATTAGCGTCTGTAGAGTTTGGTGCAATTTTAAACTGAGCACCTGTTTTAATTAGCGCATCTGAAGTAATTTGACCGCTCGATGCTACACTACCACTAAAAGTAGCAGCACCTGCCGCTGACATATCAAGGGTGAGAGCGGTAATATTTGCAGAGCCATCTACACCTCTAAATTTAATATCTCCATTCTGTAGAAGATTTTTAAACTCAACATTAGATTGATCTTTTTGTATTTCTAAAATAGTTGTTCCACTTGTTTTAAATAACCAATTATCTCCAGCAGCATCAAAAACAATATCTGCTGCTGAATCAAGAGTTAAATCCCCACTTGATAAGGCTATAGTAGTTCCGTCAATGTTAAAATTATCAATATCTATACCAGCGTCTGCTGTGATCTTACCTGTAGAAACAAGTGTTGATCCATTTGTAAATGCACCACTAACATCCATTGTACCATTAACATCAACTGTAGGTGCAGTTATATCTAATGTTGTACCAGCATTAATTTCTAAATGACCATTAGCAGATGCAAATATTTCTTCACCTCCACCAATATCGTGAAACTTAAGTTTTGTTGTCAATAATAATCCGAGTTCATCTTCAGATGTGTCATATAAAACACCTTCATTTATTGTAGCTCCAAAAAACTTAACATCATAACCAGTGTCATTAACTCCAACTGTTAAAGTTGAATCTAATTGAACTGCTGCATTGATGTCTAATGCTTTGTCAAATTTAATTGCTTCTGAACTATTTGTTGTAACAAAAGTCATATAAGCAGTGTCTGCTTCTTCAATTACAAGTGAAGTTGCGGAGTTATCTAGTATTTTTATTGAACTAGCTGCGCTAAAGTTAAGAGCACCATCTGCTCCAGCTGATAAAGTTAAATCCCCAGCAATATCAACAGCACCTGCAATATCTAATCCTCCAGCAAAAGTTGCAAGTTTACTTTTGTCTAATCTTAATACTTCTGAAACAGTTGTACCACTTGTTGTTTTAAAAACTAAAGCAGATGCGTTTTGATTAGCTGCAAATAGCTCATCAGCTACAGCTTCTATACTTGCACCAAGAGATACTGTTCCACCACCTTCTGAACCTAAAAATTCAATAATACCTAGCTGATGAGTATCTGCTAATACAGCATTGTCATTAGATATTAATTGAAGCTTTGCACCTGCAGATGTACTACTAGCTGCAACGCTTGTTAAAAAAGCTCCACCCCAACCTTTTGCTGCTGTTCCTAAGCCACCCTCACCATTACCGCGAGGTACTATATTTTTAGTTGCCATATTGTTTTTGTTTTATTTTTTTTATTAACTAATGTATTTTCTGACAACAGTTGGTGTAGCTTTTTCCGTTATCTCAGCATCAATTTCACTCTTATAAACATTTATTTGATCTGCACCAATTTTTGCTTGAACCCAACCATCTACATCAGATTTTGTTACATCTGCGAATGCAGTGAAGCTAGAAAGATCTGAAGTGTCTATACCTGCAACACCAGTTGATAATGCTGAATTTAATTCTTCAGTATCATCCACACCTTTTAATTGCCAGTATACTTTAAATATTACATCTGATTCACCACTTTTTGTTGGGTAGGTGTCTACAGTTTTTGTGTCCCATGTATATGTTATTGCCATTGTTTTATTGTTTTATTTTGGTTGTATATCTCCGTTAGCGTCCACCTCATAATACCCCTCTTCTTTAGGTACTAATGCAGGCATAATATCACTGTTACTATCAAGATCCCAAGTGTCATTAAAGTCATAACCTATGTTTAATGACTGAAGCTCTCCACCAACAAGTTCCCACATGTAGTCCTCTATTGAGACACCTGATGAGATAATGCTTCCCGATAAATTTACACTTAATCCTAAACCCGGCATTAATATCCTAAGTAACAGATTACACCACCATCAGTATCAGCATCAATAGTAAAGCTATCCCAACGACCAAATATTGTAAGACCTTTTGGAAAAACTGTTAAATTACTATCACCACCTGCATTAATTATTTGTCCACCAGACGCACTTGTTCCGTTAGGTGTTGCAGTTGATCCTGCACCTTTTTCATTTGAAGCATCTCCAACACAAATTCCAGCAGTACCATTTTCTGGTGATAGTTCATCAAAAGTAGTATCAGATAAAAACTGTATTGCTAATATTTTACGATCAGATGGGGGAACTACTTGCGTAGCTGCGTTAGTAAATATAGATCCGTTTTGCCCGAAGTCATATCCTGTTCCAAAGTTTATACTCATTTTATTTTTGTTTTATTTATTGTTTTTATTTAGGATCAAAACTACCTAAGTTAAAATTACCACTAAGTATATCATTACCTGATGACTCAAAGTTTTTAGGTGGTTTCTCGTTTTTTCTTTGATCAATTAATTCAGACTGTTGAGATGCTTGTATTTTTGTTCTTTCATCTTTACGATCTTCTTTTTGTTTTTCCCTGTTTTTAAATGATTGAACTTCCATTTGTTTCAATTGCATATTCATTTGAAACTCAAGTTGCATTAATTCTTTTTTAGCAAAAACTTCTTGTTGCATTTTTTGAGCTTCTAGTTGAGCTTTTAACTGCTCCATCTGACTATTTATTTGAACAAGTGATTGTTGTTTTTGAACTTCAGCTTGTGCTGCAACTTGTTGCGCTTGTGCATTTGCTTGTGCTTGTGCTTGAATGTTTTGTTGAGTAGCTAGTTGATCTCTTTCAAACTTCTTTTTTCTTTTTACTTTTAAAAGTTGATTGGCAAGTTTTACATTTTTTATTAACCTCAAGTCTATAGCATCTTCAAGATCTATACCTTTCTGAGCTACAGCCACCTGTATGTTATTCTCAAGCATGGCTTTTTCTTCTTCATCTGGTTCAAGCTCTAAAAATATACCAAAATCATGTATGTGTAAGTTTTTTAATTCTTCTAATGTAGCTACGTTATGAACACCTATACTTTGTATAAAAGCGTCTTTTGTTTCGGAGTGTTCTATTATATCAGATATTCTAAGGGATAAACATTCAGCGGTTTCAGACGTTAAAAATAAACCTGATTGTAATATGTGTCTAGTTGCTGTGTTGGAGTTTGCTGCAGCTATTTTTTGAAGACCAACTAAAGCGTTTTTGTCTGGTGTACTACCATCTCTAGCTTCGTTTAATCCAGTGACATCCCTAATCATTTGTAAGTAATAATTATAGTTTGCTATTAATGATTGCATTTTAGCTCCACCATTACCACTTGATATTTCCTGAATAGGTACTTTACCCGGATTCATATCTCCGTCAGAAGTCAAAGACCTACCTATAACACTACCAGTTTGAAAAAACATATTTAATGCTTCTTGCGCATTGTAATTAGTTCCATTACCTAAATCAACTTCAGCAATACCATCAGCATCTAAGTAAACTCCATCAGGAATTAACCTTGACATAACCTGTTGAAGTTTAAGGTGAGTTAGCTGTATCATATCAGCAAATCCAGTTATTCTACCAACTAAAGATTCTATGCGACCCCTATACATTCTAGGAGCTACAATAGCGTAATTCATTTTTACTTTAGAGTTGTCACTTTTTGGTCGCATCATGTTAGATGCCATCTCCCATTTTATTAGTTTTTTAGTTCCAAGTACTAATACCCCTTCATAAAGAACTTCAATGGATCTAGATATTTTTTCAAAGTTAGAATCTAAGACTTCTATTGGGGGATTAAAAGAATCATCTTTAACAATAACTTTAACAGCACCAGAACCTGTTTGTTTTAATTTGTACACTTCGTTCATGTACGTCTTATAATTAAAATAAAGTATATCAATCTGATTGTTATCAGTTTTATCGTAAGAGGATCTATTGTTTGGTACTGCTGCTGTATTTGGTTGATCTTGTATCTCTTCTAAGTCTTCGTTTGTTAATCTTGGAAACTCTTTTTTTAATTCATTTATTGGTATTGTTTTTACTTCACCAGCATAATAGATATCTTCAAAGTAAGGTGATTCAGTATAAGAGTAAACCAAGTTCATAGGATCTACATAATCTACCTTTACACCTTCAGATGTATTAAATGTGTTTTTAACACAACCAATACCTAATACAGTTAAGTCATAAAAAAATCTTTTCTTTGTAAGTTCATACTTATTAGATTCAAACAAAACGTTTATTGCTTGCTCTTCTGCTATTTCTATAGCTTGCTTATAAGATAGTTGCATGTGCAACGCAAGTTCTTCCTCTGAGTCTGGAAGTTTGTCTTCTGGAGTTGTTGAAAGATCTAATCCAAAAGCTTGTTTTGAAAGTTCATTGAGATCTTTAGTTCTCATGTCTTTCAATATTTCATCCATGTATTCAGTTCTTTTACTGATTCCATAAGGATCTTGAGAAAAAGCTTTTATATCATAAGTTCTTTCAGCAATACCATTAACGACTATATCTACAAACTTTGGTATTATAGGTACAGGTCTCCAATCTAAGTTAAGATAAGACAAGTCACCGTTTATAGATAATTCATCCTTGTATTTCTGAACAGATTGTTCTCCTCTAGCGTACAATTTTAATCTGTGAAAATTATCAGAATTAGATTTAAATCTTTGGCTACTAGAGTTTCCATAAAACCACTCACTTTCTATAGCTCTAGCTACTTTAAGACCATACTCAGCACTCATCTTTTCAAGATCACTTACTACTTGACTAGGAAAATAATTCTTAATAGTTGAATCCGCCATATTGTTATTTTATTATTTTAGATGCCATGCCTTGATTTTTATATTTAGCAAATCCAATGTTTATTTTTTGTTTTTCTCTTTGCACACTAGGTGCATATAAGTTTCTGTTACAAGCCATAACTGCTAAACCACTACTTATTGATGCATCAAATTTTGTCCTGTTGTTTATATCAAATCTAGACCAATCATTTAATGTTTTATTAAAATACATATTCCCATAATTACCATCCTGCTTTGAGCCTACATGGTTTTGTATATACATTTCAATAGCTGCAGCGTGTGCTTGCTTTATATCTTCACTAGAGTTTGGTATACCACCTATTTCTTTTTCTGTAGTTGATAACTTATTCCAAATCTTGTCAGGTCTATTCATTGAATATCCCCTATAACCTCTTCTTTTAATGTAGTATAATAATCTTGGTTTGTTATTCTCAGCTAGAATAGGCATTCCGTAAAATATTAATGACATTAAAACATCTTCAAAAAAAATCTCAGCGGTCTGAGGTCTAGCAATATACTCTAGAAAAAAATGATTAGGTGGTGCGTCTTCC